GTCTCATCATGTCTCCTTTTGTTTGTCTCGACGGACGTGGGATGGAAACCGAATGCAGCGCGCCTTTGACGCGTACTTTCTGGGACCAGTACCCTGCCAGTCTTGTAGTACTACAAGTGATGACGATGACTATTCCCCTTTGGACGCCTATCTTGGCGTTTTATAGTATCCGATCCACCTTGCGGATTCTCTTCGTTTGCTTCTTTCCCCATTGGAAAAACATCTTCATCAGTTTGATCCTTTGGCGATGCAACAACTACCGGGCGTCGGTTTTACGCCAGGAGTTCAGAGAAATGAGATTCCCGCATTACAAACCCAATCCCCGCCACTCACACGGCCTTTGTGCGGCCAACCGCACTGCCGCAGATGACGCCCTCAACACTCTTGTTGTCGGAGCGGGCTTTGTCCCCTACTCAGTTGGAATGTCGACCAGGGATGTGCGCAACAAAGTTGAAGGTCAACGAATCTTCTTTGGCGCTAAGGACTTGGCCATGAATGCCTATATCACACCAGTTAGGCCTCACCATGTCTTTAAATTCCTTGATACCGACTACTACTGCGACATGTCAGCGTACGCAAGATCCGGAAACCACATGATGATATACACCGCCGTTCCAACCATGGCTGGTGGAGACATCCAAGACGGATTCTTCAAGATCGAGAACAACGTTATCCACACCTACATCGACGGTGGAGCCCATTACGAACATCAAGTATGGGACTACTCCACTGATCATGTCATCTTCCATTATTGGTGGGGCTCACAGGTCTACTTAGTTGAGTCCACTGTCACCGATGATCCAGAACGTAGGCTAGTTGGATTGTTTCATGTCAGAACAGTTTGGGGTCCCTGGGCCTGGTGCCTGCCTGGTTTTCAGCTGGAACGCCGTAAGTTTGAGCACGGCGGAATGAACTATGTCCGGACCTATCATAGAACCAAAGGTCTCATAGTATCAATCAGCAAACCCGGTAGTGAGATCAGCGTCACGCTCAGAGAGATCGTATACCGCGCCATTCTCACAAGAATTGCATCAGCTCCGAAACCGTTGCTTTCGGATATCGAGAAAATCACTCGAACAGAGAAGGTGCCTGATCCCAGCAACGTAGCAGCCCTCCTGTACTCCTGGTGGCCCATGCTCAAACAAGCGGCTGGAAAGATTCAAATGGATGGAGGCCGGTTCTCTGATGAGGACGGTGCCATCCATTACCAACCACTTGGAACCAACATCTTTGAAGATGGAAAACCCATGGGCAGGATTATTGGACCTCAATTGTGCACTGGTAACGTCATGCCAGTCCGCAGCCAGAATAGTGACGAGAGTTGTATCAAACATCGAGTACTGGACAAAGTCAATCGAGTCCGGTGCTGGCCCTCCAAATACAAGGCCTATTCCTCAGAGTTTGCCCAGCTTCTGGTTCCTGATCATCTTATAGGGACTGGGGTGCCATGGGCAACTGAAGAAGTTGTTGCCAGACAATCCAGAGCAACACAGATGAGACAATTTCTCGCCGCCACGAATTTCTTTTGGATGTTCCGCATGATAGTCAGTTCTTTTCAGAAAGCGGAGACATACCCGAAATACGCTGCCCCCAGAAACATCAGCACCGTCAATGCTGACCATCGCCATCGATATTCGGGTTACATCTACCCGATCACCGAGTATCTACTCAAGCCGCAGAGGTGGTACGCATTTGCTAAATCGCCAGACGCTATCGCAAGAAGTGTACATGATCTTGCCTCGTCCAGCGAATGGCTCATACCCACGGATTATACCGCGTGGGACGGAACACATAGCGAACCACTCTGCAAGTTTGAGAAAATGATTGGACGACGTTTCTTAGCCCCCACTTACCATGAAGAGTGGGATGAGCTAGTGATGCAACAATACCAAGCCACAGGTTTCACCACGCACGGGATTCGGTACAATACCGGGTTTTCGCGCCTGTCAGGATCCGCCGATACGAGTGCGTTTAACTCGTTGGACAATGCGTTGATCGCCTATTTCGTTCTACGAGAACAGGGCAATGACCGTGAAACCGCCTGGAACAAGCTTGGACTTTATGGAGGAGATGACGGACTCACCCCGGATGTGGATCCTGAGTGCTATGTTCGGACCACGAAGGAATTGGGCCATGAGCTCAAAGCGACGGTCGTTAGCAATGGCGACACAGTCCCCTTCCTTGGTAGATTATATCTCGATGCCTGGGTTTCGCCAAATTCAGTGATTGATATTCAACGGCAGGCTAGACGTCTGCACCTCACAAACTCACCCGCAACGGTGCCCGACATTGTGTGCCTTCAAAGAAAAGCTGAAGGCCTCCTTGTCACCGATAACAATACCCCTCTGATTTCCCACTGGGCTAACGCAGTTTTGCGCGTCACCAAGCCTAGGGAGATGACGGAGGAAGATTGGGCATCGTCTGATGTGGGCTGGTTCGCTCAACAACAGGAGGACCAGTTCCCTCAGTATGAATGGGACCATCCACGAGTCTGGGAGGTAGCAGCGGATGAATTGGAAACGACTATCCAACATCTTAAAGAGACCTGCGATTCGCTGAACAACGCTCGACGCTTATCAGACTTCCCCACCATGGCTTTTGTCTTAACACCACCTCAAGTCAAAATCGCTGTGGAAACCAACGGGAAGATCCTTGAGCCAGAAGCGGAACCCGATCGATTAGAAGCAGCACCAGTAGCAGACAGTTCGGAAGTACCCCAACAAACCCAAAGTCATGAATATGTCCGAGGCCACGGAGGAACAACGGAATGCCGCCGTCCGGCTGAACGCAGCTGTGCGAGCAATGTTCGACAACAGACGAGAACTACTGATGTACACCCTGGAGGTCAACCCGGGGCAATGGTCAGCAGAGAACGACGCCAATTTGGAGGTGACCGGAGTCGTTACAGACAACCGGCCAGCAGCCCAACATTGGAGAGTCGTGCACGACAAGACCCCGGCCCCCGGGGACATGGCCAGGTACACCCAGTGGCCATCGTGCCAAGTCTGTCGTCTGGATCGCGAACTGCGACCTCTGTTTCTGGAAGTAGGAAACGCGGTCGTCGCCGCTCGAGACGCGGGTCTGTCAGGACCAACTCTAGTGACCACCAACGTGACAACCAACCTGGGTTAGTGGCGTAAAGGCTTGGAAGTAGCCCAAACACTCCATCCTTCAGTGGC